TGCGCCCAACCGACATACGCTTTGGCCAATGGGTCATTGTCGACGTCTTGTGTTTTAAATACGCTTGTGTCGTATTTGCCGCCCTCTGGAGCTTTGTGCTTACCCTGGCTAACCACTTTGCGCAAGTCACTATAAGACTTGGCCATGGCCTCCATATTGGCTTCACCCTTTTCCTGGTTCCAAAAATTTTCAGGTAACCATTCCGGGCGTTCTTTGGCTGTCCCAGGAATAGTGCCTGGCGCCAGCTCTGTGGCCGTTGTTACTTTGTGGTCAATCTCAACAGCTTGCGGGTTTTCTGTCTTGGTATCGTCTGCCACCTGCACACTGTCGAGTAAGCCTGTACCGGGCTCGACATTGGTTTCGGTTTCGGTCGTCATAGTTTCCTTGCTTGTTTAATCCGTGCCTCAATGTCCCTCACCACGTTTCTCTGCCCTTCGGCAAAGTAAGCATGAGAAGAGTCTGTGCCCGGCACGGCGATGGGCACATTCACATATACATCCTTCAACCAGGTCAACAACTTGTTACCATCCTCTGTTGAAAATACTTTCAAAACAAGCCTGGCCAAGTCGTCGCGCTGTTGCGCAACTTCTCGCACATCACTTTGACCAATAGCTTCTAACTCATCCCAACTCATGCGTCTTGCGCTCCAGCAAACTCAGGCTTTTGCTTGATGATTTGATAAAGGGCTGCTCGGTCTGCACCCGCTACATAGTCATCACCAGCAATCTGAACCTTGCCTGCGCTTAATGGTTGTTTACCAGAATCACGGGCTTCTTTGCTTGCATAGCCGTAAAAGGTTACTTCCGTTCCTTTGCCTTTAAAGTCTTCTTGTACTGCACCGATGTTCCAATATTCGGCAGGGATGCCAAAGTCTGTATCTACTGATTTAATGAGTGCCATGTTGTTTCCTTATAAATTAAGCGATTACCGCAAGTTTGCGTACTGTACCACCAGAGTCTTTGATTTCAATATATCCTTGAACCGTCAAAGCCATGCTTGCTGTGTATGTGCCAAAACGCACGTTACCTGTTCCTTTGGGTGTCAGGTTTAGGTCTATGTTGGTGTCGCCACCTTCAGTGGTAAAAGTGGCCAATCCTCCACCCGAACCGCTACCAGTAACTGTAATGAAGTTTGTTCTTTGTGCGCTGATACGAACACCGCCGTTACCTTTGCCATTTAGGTTCAAAGAGACGTTTGCATCACTACCCTGAGAGCCAATAGTTGGCGATGTGGCAATACCTCCGCCAGTAACGCCACCAGTTACTTGAACATAGTTTACTGCGGAGGCGGTGTGGGAAACACGGAATTGTTCATTAGTGCCAATCCCGTTGGTCGTAAAAGTTACGCCAGAACCACCATTTGCGTAAATGTTAAAAGAACCAGCCCCGCCACCTGTTCCAATAGACGTAGAAGTTGAGCCAGAAACGCCAGCAGTTGCCAGTACATATCTGTTTGCACTTGCAACATTGACGGCTCTAAACGACTCACTACCTGCCACACCACCTAAAGAAGTCTGTCCAGTAGCAGTAAGCGTAGTAAACACACCTGTAGAGGGTGTTGTTGCTCCTATTGCGGGAGGACTTGATAAATCAAGATCAGATCCATCAAGAGTGTCCCATTGCAAAACACCATTGACCGTTTTAATAAATTTGCTGGAATTGTTGCCTTGTGTTCTGATTAGGTCACCAATTTCAACAAGTTCTTTTTGCCTGTCTGTTAGTTTGTCATCGCGGCCACCACCGCCACCACCACCAGTTGGTATAACAATCCACTCACCCCACTTGCCAGGAGATGACTCAAACCGAATCATCAAACCTTTTCGTTGGTGCTTTGGCATTGGGCCAGTGTCACCTGGCTTGCCCATTGGGCCTATATCGCCACGCTCACCCTTGTCACCCTTTGGCCCTTTGGCGCCGTCTTTGCCGTTAAGTCCATCCCTGCCATCTTTACCAGGCATCCCGTTTTTACCGTCAAAACCATTGCGACCATTTTGACCAGGCAGCCCATCTTTGCCGTCATAACCGTCACGGCCATCTTTGCCGGGTTTACCTTGTGGGCCAGGCTCACCGTCCTTCCCATCATTCCCACGGTCGCCCTTTGGCCCAGTTGCACCCCTCTGCTTTACAGCAGATCGGGCAATCTCAATTGCTTTGGTAGCTGCTAATCGTGCGACTTCATCACGCATTTAAGGCTTTCATCAGTTTTGCATCAGTCCCTTGCTGTTGCATGGCCATCTGAGCCGCCATGGCTTGGGCTTGCTGGGCTTGCTGCTGCTCAATGGCAAACGCACGCTCTGCGGCGCTGTTGCGAAGCGAAGCAGGCACACCCAGCTTGTCGCCCAGGTAGTCGATCATGTCGCCAAACTTGACGGCCACCTGACCTTCGGCACCCATTTGCTGGGTGATCTGGGCAAACTGCAGCGCCGCGTTGACTTCGTCCATTGCCTGGGCGTTGGCCAGCGGTGAGGTGGGAGACACCTTGACCTCCAGGCCATTGACCCGCAAAGGCAGATCGATCATGCCGCGCTCGTCCATGACTTCCAAAATCTTGGTGACCACGGGGATCATGGTTTCGTTAATCAGTCGGCCAAACGCGCTGCCCAGGTTCTGAGACAGCTCTTTCATGCGCTCGACAATCTCGGTGGCTGACCTGGCGCTCATGTTCTCTGGGGGCAGGGATTCGTCCAGCAAGATGCGCTTGACGTTGCCGCGCAGATCGTTGATCACCAGCTGCGACACATTGAAGTCTCCAGAGCGGGGCAGGGCCATGAGCGATGGGCCTTGTGGGCCACCATTGCGGGCCACGGGGATGATGCCACCAGGCACGATCTTGACCGTGTTGGGGTTGAGCACGCCGTCATCGGCAGCGGTGTACACGCCAGAGACTGCAAGCGATGCGTTTTTCAGCAGCAGCTCGATGGTCTTGTTCAGCGTCTTGATGTCGGGCAGGGCAGTCATGAGCGGGCCGCGACCGTAGATTTCACCGGCCACTTTCATGTAGCGCGAGATCACCCAGGGGCTGACATTTCGGCGACGGTAGACAAGTTCTGCCTTGCTGACCTTGTCAATGACGTGGTAGCAGTAGTCACCGCGTGTTGCGTCATAGATCGTGGCCTCAAGCAGCTCGATGTCATCCGTTGGTTTGTCAGCGATGCGGCGCTGCATCTCTTGTGGGATGTCAGCATCTGGCCACTGGCGCTGAATGCTTTCACCCTTCAAACGCATGCGGCGGTAGACGTTGTCCACCTGGCCGTTCGCGCCTTCTTCGTAACTCACCAGGAACAGCGGCACGGGGATGAAGTTGATCGGGTTCACGTCGTCGCCTGGCTGCACCATCATGCAAGCGGTGCCAACTGCCAGGTCGAGCAAGAACTCACCCATGGCAATGTCAAAGTTAGACTGGCGCAAGATGGCAAACATCTTCTCGCCGTACAGCTCAAGAATGGCCTGGGCCTGTGGCTTGCGATCCATTGGGATGTCAAGACCGGGCTCCAAGCGGCACCAGCGGCGCTGCGGTGGGAACACCACCGACTGCAGTCTGTTGGCAAACCGTTGGGTGCTATTGATTGCTGTACTGTCGAAGACGCGCTGCATCTTCTTGGCGCCAACAGCACCACCTTCCCAAACGCCATACAGCTGGCGCTGGGGCAGGGCGAACTCATAGGCATCCTGGTAGAGCTGCTGAAACTCATCCTTCTTTGTCTGCGCCAGCGATTGGCGCTTGATGATCTCTTCGGGCGTTAAGCGCTTGCCGCCCTTGGCGTTGTTTGCGTATTCCATGTCATTCCTTTTCTAGCTTGTACTTGTCAAGCAAATTGCGACCTTTAGCAGCCAGACGTGCGGCAGCTCCCTGAGTGCGGGGCACAGACTCACCCCACGCATTAGCTGCCAGCGCAAGCCTGGTCGGCTCGCCCTTGTCGTTGACCAGCGGCCCGCTTGGGTTGGTGTAGAACCTGGTCAAGAATGACCCCTTGCGCCTGGCACGCTCACCGCTTGGCGCGCTGTCTTTCACGCCTGGCTGGAGATTCTTGCTCTCGCCTGACGATTCAAACTTGCGCCTGCCGGCCTCGGTCAGACCGCCTTCGGGGTCTTTGTACTTGCTCATTGTTTGTCTCTTGCGGCAGCCATGTTGTCAACCAAGTTGGGATACGGCCTGCCTGCTTTGGCAGCGCGACGCATTGCCATGCGCTTCTCAGCGGATGACAGCGCCTCCGACTTGGGTAAATCTTTGGGTCTTGGTTTGTCCCACACTTCTTTGGTTTTCATGGTTAGACTCCTAATGTTCCTGATACGCCCAGGCTTGCACCACTGCCGCCAAGGTTGCCACCGCCGCCCAGTGTTGGTGGGCCGCCAGCTGTTGTGCCATAGCCAGCAAGCATCGAGCGATCACCTGCAGAGCGGCCAGCCTTACGGCTTCCAGCAATCTTGGCAGCTGATGTGCGTTGCATAGCGTCCATCTCTGCTTTGGACTTCGCCGCCATCTCAGCCGACAGACGCTGCGTTTCAGCAATTTGCTTAGCAATCTCAGCTTGAGCGGCTTCTGCTTCTCTGGCCGCTTGCGCTGCAGCTGCTTGAGCGGCTGCTTGCTGCTGGGCATACTCTGCCGCAGCTGCTGCCATTCGTTGCTGCTCAGCGGCAACCATGGCACCTATTTCACCCTGTGCTTTTGCAAACGCATCTGCGTCCGCTTTTGCTTGCGCATCAAGTTGTGCTTGAAGAGCAGCATCTAGGTCAGATTGTTCTTGTTGAAATGCTGCTTCATCGGCTGCCAACTTAGCTGCAGCAGCCGCTTCATCTGCTGCAAGTTGAGCAGCAAATTCATCTTCTATATTGACTTCGTCTTCACCCACATCAACCGCCTAACAGAGTCTTAAGCTGATTCTCGTCATTGGCTGCTGGTGCCAGGCCAAGCTCTGGATTCATCCTGGCAGTTGAAAGCAAAGATCGTTTACCAGCCCTGCGCCGTGCAGTCATCTGCGCGGATTCACGCTCGGCGATCTTTCGACGTTCAGCATCGAGC